ATGCGTAAACTCAAAGAATATGACTTAGCTTATATTTGCTATTATTCGGAGAGAATAGAGTTAGCACATATTGCAACTGGTTTTTCTCCTAAATTTACACAAAAAGAACTAACCAAGTTGATTCAAGATTTAAAAGGTCAGGAACTATTTAATTTTTACAAGAGTACCTACGAAGAAATGTTGGAAGAATAAGGAGAGTGGCTACATATGCTTACGAAACTGGAATACGAACGTCTCGCAGCAGATAAACAATGTATTGAGCATGCATTGACCATGTGGAACGACTGGATGAGTAAGAAAAAGACGTATACTAATGAACTTGCTGCTGAAGGTACCATGTATGTAGTCAATCATATGGAATTACGAGATTGTCAAGTCTCACTAATCTTTGACTTTTTCGATGAGTATTTAACTTTGTTAAATCACGGGGAAGAACAAGCTGAAGCTTTTTATAAAACCATCATGAGGATGTAATAATCATTCCCCACACAGCATATAATGAAACAGACACCGAGAGAAATTTATATAAACCGGACGCTTTCCTAAAGAGGGCGTCTTTTTATTTTACAGTTATATAATATTTTCCCATGCATATATTAAGAATGTCATCGGAGAATCCACAAAGGAAAAGAAACTTTCAACAAGGAGAGTGTCTTTTTCTCATATTCCACCATGTTACTACATAAAATGAAATAAACACGTTTCTCTCATATGTTAATCATCCTATGTGACCAGAGCACTCCACAAGAGTACTCTGGTTTTTATTATAAATTTTAATAAAACTATTCTTTTGTTTTATTTATCTTCATACCACCAACCTTTACGATCTAGGTATTCTTTCATACCTTTAAGTTGTGCATCTGAAGTCGGTTTGGAAATAAAATAAGTTAACCCATCCGATTGTAAGATAAAATCAGCTGTCATTTTAAGTGACGTTAATGCTCCCATAACATCAGGGGTTTCATACGGTGAGAAAGCCCCTGATTGGATGATATTTTGTTTTGTTGGTGAAGTAGTCGCCACATTCCCATTCTTAACCTTCTGAATGAATGCTCCCCATCTTCCCTCAGCTAACATTCTATGCGGACAATATTTACCTGACCAAGATTGATGAGTTCGAACATTTTCAATCGGAATATTGTACATAGACATAAGTTGTCGTACAACATCAACAGCATTATCCTCAGCTTTATAGTATCTATCTCCTCCTGATTTTGAATAACAGATTTCTACAGAAATGGATTCACGATTCCCCGAACCATTGCCGTCTCCGCAAGCCCATGCATTACGTTCCAACGGAATACCTTGAATCGCTTTCTTGTCATCTACTGCAATATGAAACGACACCTCATTATTGTTACTAATCATGTAACTCACTTCATTTTCAGCTGGAGCATCATTATAAGTGTTGTGAACAGTGATATATTTAGGCTTCATTGTATACGGACACTTTGTACCATACTTACTTGGATCAACTAATTTTTTTTGGATTTCCATTACTGAACATCTCCTTTTTTCTCTTCTTGTTTTTGTTTTCCACCTAAAATCTCAACTGCATTTGTTAAAGCTTGTGGGAGTGGAATACCCATTCGGCCAGCATTTTCTAAGAGCGACAGTAATTCGTTACCCATGAAGAAGAAAATTGTTGCTTCACGGATTGCACTGTTGCTTCCAAGTGCCGAGTCTAGTTGAGCGGCCGCTCCGACCAAAAGAAAAAGCACCACCTTTTTGGCGATGCCTTTGAAACCAACTTTACTTTTTAACTCTCCGTTATACCCTGCTGCAATCATGCCAGTTAAATAATCAATAACTGCCATCGTCACTAAGATTTTCAATGTTGCATCCCATCCTCCCAAGAAATACCCACAAAAGCCACCAAACGTAGCTATAAATGCTTTCAGTAATACATCAATACGATCCATCTTTTTCTCTCCTTTTTAAGCTGCAAAGTAACTTGGATCCATTCCAAATATCTCTGCAATATCTTCTTCACTTCTATCCTTCAGATAAGATTCAGTAGTAGAAATATCAGAATGATTAGCAAGCGATTTTAATTTTTCAAGTGGCACACCTTGTACTTTCAAATTATCTAATCTGCTATGACGGAAACAGTGCGGATTAATTTTGAAATCCTTACCTTCTTTTTCGTTCAACATCTTAGCAAATATCTTGCACCAGTAGTTAAATACACTTTTATTTAAAAGTTTTCGCCCACCATTCTTATAAACTCTTACAAATAAATCTGGAATAGCATCTTTACCGCGTTGCTCTATATATAAACGAATACATTTTTGTACTCGGGGATTGTAATATAATCTAAACTTTTTACCGCGCTTCCCTCGGACCACATTTGTATAATATTGCGCTGTCAGTCCTTCTTTTTGAACTTGGTAAACTTCATTTTTTCTAGCTGCACTGTAGTAAGAAAGTGATAAATAAGTTGCTAACATATATTTCTCTTGTTCAAGTAATTCATCGATTAACCAATTAATTTGGTCCTCAGTAATAAATGTAATTTCTCTAATTGGATTCTTAGGTAAACCTCGCACCCTTGAACCTACATTGAATTCATAATTATAGTCATCATCATCCGCGCAAAATTCAAGTGCTGAACGTAAAGCACTCATCAATCCATTTACACGTGCATTAGACATTCCCATTTCTTGAAAAATAATAGATAAATTCCGAATGTCTTTACGTGTTAAATCAATAAGCTTTTTATTTTCGAAGTGTTCATGTATTAGAAACAAAATAATTCGTAAATCCCAATTGTATTGTTTTAAAGTGCTGGCCGCTTTCCCTTGTGCTTTCTTTTCAATAAGAAAATCTTTGACTAGGCTTTTGTTTTCCTGGCTAACATACTTTTCATAAATTGCTTGGTCTACTATTCGTTTCACACTAATCATCTCCTCAAAATAAACAATCATGGCTTTACAGTCACACCCATATATGAAAAGGGGTGTGACTATTTATTTTCCAAGCTTTCCATACTGATTACATAGATGGATACTTTAGTACGTGGCTTTTTATGGTGGGTTCACCCCGTAAAATAAACTGTAAGAAATAATTTGGTGCACATCCCTTTGTTGACAGATTTATTCTGATCACGGACAGAAAAATGTTGAAATTCCAATTATTTCGGTTATCCATCTCATATCCATTTGGGAGGTTCATACTTTGGAAACTTTACATTCTCATTGTGCTGGACTTGATGTCCACCAAAAAGAAATTGTTGTTTGTGTTTACATTGGTACTTCTGATACAGAACTCACAAAGGAAATTCGTACATTTCCTACTTTCACAAAACATTTATTTGAAATGCTTCAATGGCTCGAAGAGCTACATATTACCCATCTTGCGATGGAAAGTACCGGTATCTATTGGAAACCCGTTTTCAACATTTTAGAAGATTATTTTGATATTACCCTTGCAAATGCACAAAGAATTAAGAATGTGCCAGGGCGCAAGACAGATGTAGCGGATGCCGAATGGATTGCCAAACTCCTTCGGTATGGACTAATTGAAAAAAGTTTTGTACCTCCGGCAGATATCCGAGAACTTCGAGATTTAACACGTTTACGTAAGAAAATGATTGGTAATATGACTGCTGAAAAAAATCGTATTCAAAAAACATTAGAATGCTCCAACATTAAACTAGGTTCTATTATTTCTGATGTGTTCGGCGTATCTGGTCGTAAATTACTGACTCGACTTGTGGAACAAGGATATGTTAACTCACATGAGGTAGAAGAAAATATTCATGGAAGCATGATGCCGAAGGCATCTCAGATTACAGAATCTTTATTTGGAACACTGAATCCACATCAAATTTTTCTTATTCGTCAGTCTTGGAATCACATCTTATTTCTCGAAGAATCCATTGAACAACTAGAAGAAAAAATTGATGAACTTCTTTCACCTTATCCAGAGCAAGTTGAACTCCTTTTAACGATTCCAGGGGTGAAAAAGCATGCTGCTGCATGCATTATTGCAGAAATCGGTATCGAAATGAGACAATTTCCATCCGCCCAGCACCTTGCTTCATGGGCAGGCTTATCGCCTGGAAATCATGAAAGTGCAGGCAAGAAAAAAAGTACTCGAACAACAAAAGGAAAGCCACACATTCAATCCATGCTTTGTGAAGTAGCATGGGCCATCTCGAGAACGCGTCATACATGGTTATCAGGAAAGTATTGGTCTCTTGCTGCACGAAGAGGTAAAAAGAAAGCACTTATTGCCATTGCGCATAAAGTCATTAAAATTATCTATCACATACTAGATCAACGATCTGGATTTATTGAGTATTCAAAGGTTCTTTCTTAAGGTAGTCAACTCAAGTTCATATTTTTTTCGCTACTGTTAAAAAAATTTAATAACATGTGGCTTATTTATCTATGCCCTTTTTAAAGTCACTAGACACACATACCAAGGTTACTTCTCTCTACAGTACACATGAAGTTTAGGATGTTAACTCAAGTCTTTTCACAGAAAAAGACCAGTTTATAACTGCTCTGTAGTTTCCGTTTATCCACCAGTCTCTCCTGGTTGTTCTTCAGTTGTTGGCGGTGTAACTGGGTCTGTTGGTTGTTCTGGTTCTGTTACAGGTGGTTGTTCTGGCTCTTTCGGTTCTTCTTTAACAGGAACAACTTGTTTTACATCAATTCGAGAGAAGATGTAATCACCAATCACAACTGTAATTGTATTGTTATTATTTAATTGTTCATTTAGATAGATCGGATCATAATCGTTAGTTATAATTTCGATTTCTTTTCCAGCGTTTGTATGAACTTTTAGTTTTGTAGTGCCTTCCACATTAGAAATGTTTAATGGAATGATACGTTTAACATCAATACGTTGAATAATGAAATCACCAATCAATACCGTTATTAAATCACTATCGTTTAGTTTTGTATTTAACGCTTCTGCATTATATACTTCAGTTTGCACTTTATGTTTTAATCCGCCTTGTGTATGGATTTCGATTGTTTGCATATGTTATCAATCTCCTTCTATATTTTATGATTTATCTTAATACGTACCGCCACTTCTAGACTGGATAAAAAGTCTCCCTGTAACAGTAGCGTTAATTCTAGCTAAACTATTTGGTGTAATCTTAATTTCCACATAACGGCCACGCTGAAGTTTTCCTTCGCTATCCTTTGCTAAATAGGGAATTAAATTAATATCTTGTCCTCTTATCGAATCAAAAGGTAATGTATTTCCATCTACCTCAATCGTCACTTTTGATGGAGTTTGATATAATTCAAAAATACCGAACTCAATTTCGTGTGTATGGTCTGGCAAAGTTATATTGTGTGTATGATTAGGAATGCTGATGTCGTGCGTATGGTTCGGGATACTGATGCTATGGCTATGATTTGGAATACTGATATTATGCGAATGGTCGGGTAATGAAATATCATGTGTATGACTTCCGCTAGAACCATGTGTATAGAAACTTGATCCCGTTCCTTTAGCGTAAAATGAAGCTGCTGTATTTCTTCCTGGATCAGAAAAAGCTGTGTACAATCCAATAGTTGCGGGTTCGGCAGGAACTATACCACCACCATGAAACATCTTATGAACATGGTCTCCTCCGCTACTTGATGCCCTTACCGTACCGCCACCAGCACTTGTTGAGCTAACATTTGCTCCTCCTGAACTTGTTGAACCAACAGTAGCCCCACCCGAGCTTGTAGAACCAACTGTTGCGCCACCGGCAGAAGTTGAAGCAACAACAGCTCCTCCGCCTTTAATAGCACGCTCGTATGCTCTAAATCTTAATGTTTCAAATGTCAGTATCAATTGATTTACATTTTTCACATCATTAGGTATTTGGAACCTTATAATAGCTGGATGTTCTGGATCACAGTTATCTTGGAAAGGTTGACTATCAATATTAGTTGTTCCTTGGGAATATACCTCGTTCACTTTCTGACGTTTTTCAATATCAGCTTGTATTGTTCCCAAATCAGTTACCTTATTTTCTAATACAAGCTTTACATCAAGTGGATTACCGGTGACATCATCTTTTTGACGGTCCATTACTCGTAAATCAACAAATATATTAAAATCTTCATCATATAAGCGAACTAACTTACCAGTCTCATACTTTTCTATTTTGTATGGATCAATTAACTCATAATCAATTGCATCAATTTCATACGTAACTTTTGGCATACAAGCCTTGAGTAACATCGCTTGTGCTGAAGCATAAAGGGTTTTCGGGTCCTCGAATTTTCTATCTACCCAAATATAATCAAACCCATCATGTAAATCTCTAACAAACTCGGGAGCATCTATATAAGGAAGACCATTGTTAACACTTTTGATTGTGAGCTGATTAACTCCTTCACCATAACCAAGAGGGTAAATCCTTGTCATGACATCTTTAGCTTCTACTTTTCGCTTAATGCCCTTCATATTTTTTCGATAACGAAGTTCACCCGTAATTTCTTCAGAATATCGGACAATGTTTAATGTCCAAGGATAAGACGAATCATCCCAAGTCCATTGGAACTTTTCATCAAACGGTTTCGGTATACTATATATCGGGCCTAATATGGTGTCTTCATTTTCCCAACTATATGAAAAATATTTTGTAAAATCACATTGTCCGAGTTTCCAATGTTTTATTCTTTGTTTACTAAGGAGATACTCAATATTCTGTTTTGTGGTTAAATTAATTCTTTCGTGATAACCAAAAAGCACGCTATCCATCAGTGTGGATAAAACGTGCTCGCAATCATAAGTTATTATTTTTTCATGTACTCCTCTTTCTTCATCACTATCCATAATACGGAACATACCGATACGTTTACCGTTATCAAATATCTCTACGTAATCAAACGTTTCGATTTCTTCTCGTTTTGGATCGGTAAATGGTAATGAAAAACCCGCCGTCCAAAGTTCATTGAGTGGCGGGTTGTATTTTATATTATATGCATTCTCGAGATATGCTTTGAGCTGCATTTGTTTGTTGTAGAGTTTTATATGTCTCAATGTATCATCCTCTCAGACCTGCATAAGATGTAATACTATCACCGAAAGTTGCTAATACCCTTTTCTTATCACCTATTTCCTTGGTAATCTGTACATCTTCTAATAGCTCTTCTTGAATTTCTCTAGCTACTTCTTCTCTGTCAAATTGCCCCCAACTACTACCACTACTGATTTCATTTCCACATGAAGTACAAGTTAGGTCGTATTCATAGCCCTCGCAACCACAGCTTGCTCCACATGTGAAATTCCCTGATAGTTCAATGTCTTCTTCCGTATTGTTATGATTACATTCGGTGCATTTAAAGATAAAACTCATAAAAGACATCCTTTCAAAACAAAAGGGAGCAACAGTATCTCTTAATCTTCGCTATATGCTCCCTTTAATTTTTCTATAAATTTATTATTTTCTTTTTGGTTATTCAACGGCTTTATGTCGCTGCCACACTTAGAACATTTCCAGTAATCTTTTCGTGCAAAAGTGAAGGTTCCGACTTCTTTCTTGTATTTGCTTCCGCATTTTGGGCATGCAAACTCTCGAATGACATTCCAAGACATTTTTTACAACATCCTTTCTATTCCAAAGTGTTTTCACGTACAGTATTGTAAAAGCGCCCTGTTATTAGGTTCATCATCATATCATTTGGATGGATTCCATCGTGTGTATGTTGCATAACATTAGATTCATTAACACCTAAACTTGTTACATCAATTACTGTACAGTAATTGTGTTCAGCAACCATTTTGATAGCATCGTTATATTTTTTATGGTCTGCCCATGTTTTACCTTTAGCAAATGTAACTGTCATGCAATAAATTCTTGCATTCGGATACTTCTTTCGGACACCGTCAACAAGCCTTGCGTAACAATTAGCGAACGTTTTATCATCTTCTGGATCAATTGTACCGTTATAATCACCAATTGGAATATTCCCCAATAGGTCATTCATACCAAGGAATATAACGATAACTTCTGGATCAACACCGTTCTTGGACAACTTATCTATCGCGTGCATTGCCCAACTAGCGTTATCATCATTTCTTGTTTTTGTAACACGTCTTCCGCCCCAAGATTCATTTACAACAAGGTTAAAAATATTGTGAGTTGGGCCATACCACCACATACGATACACAGGTCTATACGCTTCCATATAATTACCATTAACTGCATTTCCAACTGGGACATATCCTTCATAAGTCGAAATACTGTCACCAATAATACTTACTGTATTTGTTTTACGAGTTTGATAACGATTATTTAAAATAAAAACCTTTGCTGAATAGTGAAAATAACCTAAGAAGAAAATATTCGGTTCGTTCCTCATATTTTGATAATATGGTTGTTCTGATAAAAAGAACTTATCTAAATAACTGTTATACCAAAGGAACTGCCAAGTTGGTATTGTGCCATTATTATTGATAAATGGTAATACGATTTCTTTTGTTACATCCAAATATTTAATATTATTTTCACTCTTTATCATGTATAGATTGCGCGTGATTACTACTTGGTTGCGAGCAAAGTCGCATGTTGGCAACGCTAGACCACCATAGTGTCCTGTCGGCTTGATCAAAGCCATTTTTGCATTCGTAGCGTTATCTATGTTAATGGTGGAATTTGCATTACTAAAATGGACATATCCAAGGTAACAATCATCATCACTTGGTTTGTACGTAAATGCATCGGCGTAACTCATAGTAAAATATTCTTTTGTAATACGATTCCACCATACAGTTATACTAGTATCGCTAGAAGTGATAATTTTCTTTCCAACAGGTAAGTTAGCGCTCCAGTTTTTAGTTTGTACTAACACACCATATTGCTGTTTTACATCGAAAGTTATTGTTTTTGCTTTCCAATCGTAATCGATATTCACTTTTTCTGATGATGAAAATAATACTGCTGGAGTCACACCAGGTAGAAGTGTAGTCATATTACCATCAACTAATATAGTCGAATACTTTGACGTAAAGTTAACATAGCCTAAACAACAGTCGTTAATATCCTGTTTGTAAGTATAAATTTCTGATAATGAAAGTGTGAAAAAGCTATTCGATATACGGTTAAATAAAACGGCAACACTGTTTCCAGTTGCTGTTACATTCGTAACACCTTGCGGTAAGTTTGCCGAAAACCTATCACTTATAGCCAAAGCGCTAAATTCAGATTTCACATTAAAGGTAATTCTTTTATTCACCCAGTCATATGAAATGTTTACTTTATCGCCATTTGAATATAAATTAGCGAAATTCATACCGGATTTTTTTAATGCTTCATTTGCATTGTCTATTGCTTGGTTTATTTTAGGATAACCCGTTCTCAGGGTATCTTTTGGTAATAACTTAGGCGCATCAGCCATTTCCTTCACCACCTTATATATATTTAGCGCGGTATTTGAATGCAATGTTAATATCGAGATCGGATCCGCCTATCTTTATTGCATTAGCGCCTGGCATAAGTTCTAATTTTTCTAAGTTACCTTTTAGTTGAAATAAAAAATTCTGTCCATTTTTAATTGCTGCGTATCGTTCTGCGTCAATTAAAAATGTTGAATTTGTAAAACTCCCAAAAGAAAAACTCTCACGGTTCATAGTGAGAGTTAATGATGTTGCATTACCTGTAATTTCAATGATTGGTCTAACAACCAAAGAACCTTGGTTATCTATATTTAATGTTTGTGGGGTTGTAATCGTATAAGAATTAGCACCAAAATCAAAAGTGATATCCGACATAAACGGAATCTCGTCCTCCCACAAAATATCCTTATCACTTTCTATAATTGAATAAGCATGTGGATCATACGCAATCATAGGTAATTCGAACTTACCCATGCTTAAATACCGATCGATTGGCATTGAGCCACTGTATCTAGCCAGATAATACTTATCAGGCTCGTAATCATAAATTAATTTTACTTCCTTCGGTCTGCCAAATGGATCAAGAAAGGCAGCCACCATTTTTCTGATAGCTGCCGATAATCTATATCTATCTTCTTGTGGTTTGACAAGCAAAGGCAAATTAAACTCTAAAGGGTCTATGTCTGAACCAAAGTAATAAGCGCCAGGTCGACCGGGTATAGAAACTGTATAGTCACGAATTGGTGGGGCTGCTGGATGTTGGAATCCTGGCAAAAGTGCTAATCCTAATTGTTTTAAAGGCTTACCATCTATCGTTAAACTCATAGTTGTCCCACCCTTCTCCCTGATGTCTTAATATGTTTGCCTAACTGTACTGCTAGTTTTTCCACATCTGCTTCTTCTCTAACTACAAATGTAGAACCTCTAAACATGTCAGCAAAGTTATATGAATCTGATTTATTTGCATTTGAAGAGGAATTTCCATCCACAGTTCTTTGACTAGCATTTCTACTCATTGCTTCTGAACTATTAGCCATACTGCCATATACATTGCTCATAACACTTTTCAATCCAGATAACTCTTTCATAGAATTAGCCATCGAATAACTCATATCGCCAATTAATCGGCTCATAGTCCCAGTAATACCAAGTGATTTTTCATTTGAAGATAACGGCGTAACAGAAACACGATTTCCTCTCTTGGTAAATAACTCTGGGCCAGCTTCACCAGCGATAAACGAACCATCCCCAAGAACATGTCCACCTGTTGCTAACATTGGTATTCTAGGGATACTCGGTTTGCTACCTCCAACAAACGGAACCCAATCCGGCATTTCAATGCTGTTAATACCTTCAATCAATCCGTTAAGCATGGATACTACAGCATTAATCGGTGCTTTCGCAGCTGTTTTAATACCCTCGAAAACACCACTGAAAATTTTCACAATTCCTCCCCATGCTTTTTCCCAATTTCCTGTGAAGGCGCCTGAAATAAAATCTATAATTCCATTAAGAATTGGTTTTAAAACGTTATTCCATACACTTGAAATTCCACTAAAAGCATCTGATACAACACTACCAATAGCACTAAATACAAACTTAAAAGCTGGTAAAAGAACTGTTTTTATAACAGAACCAATGAGTGAAAAAACAGGTGCTAATATTTCATTCCAATATCGTTGTATAATTGCAAATGCATCTTGAACAATATCTTTTATAATTGCAAATCCTTGTTCAAATACTGGTTTTAAAGTTCCTGTAATTATAGATACTATTTGATCTATTGTAGGTTTGAAGTATTCATTGTATATGGCCATTATTTTGTCGCCGAATAATACCCATATAGCAATTAATCCAGCAACGGCGGCGATTACCAAACCGATTGGACTTGTTAAAAATCCGAAAATACCAGTTAACACCCCCAAAACACCGGATAAGGTTATAGCTTCCGTGGCAATTAATAATATTAATGGAGCAAACGCTGCACACAAGCCAATAACTATTCCTAACACAGTGACTATTCCTGCAATTGCCGCTGCCAAAATTGGATGATTTGATATAAAATCAGCAAAAGCTGAAGTCATATCCGCTATTACAAGTAACACTGGTTCAAGAGCTTTTTTCAACTCATTCATTGCTTCTTTCAATTTTACAATTCCTGAATCATTCGTTTTATTTACAGATTCTTGTAAATCATCCATACCCTTTTTTAAATCAGCTTGTTTTTCCTCGGTTTGCAAAATTGTATTAATGATTTTTTGACCTTGATCTTCCCACATCGTTCCGAAAAGTTCTACACCAATTGCTTCTTTTAAATCTGCATCCTCAATTTGATCTAACCATTTCACCATATCTACAAATGCTTTTTTACCTTCTTCTCCACCTTTAGCGATAGCTTTACCCCAACCTTCCAGTTGAGAGAATATTTCTTGTACCGCTGCACTATCTGGTGGATTTTTCGCAAGTTCCAGTTTTTCTGCATTCATTTCTTTAAATGATTCTAGCTCCGCTCTATGCGATTCGCGAACAGCGTCCATTTCATCACTTAAACGTTCACTCAACGCTTGTTTGCGGTCATTATGATTTTCTTTTAAAGCGGATAAATTAGCTTGATTTACTTCTCTTAATGAATCGAGTTGCGCTTTATTTGATTCACTAATCGCCTTTAAGTTCTCTTGTTTGTTCTGCTGAAAAGCTTCTTTTTGTTCTTGTTGTCGCTCTTTTAAAGCTTCCTTTTCGTTGTTTATTTGCTCTTTAACTTGTTCTTTACGACTATCAATTTCTGACTTCAGCGCTTCTTTCTTTGCGTCAGATGATTCTTTTATGCTATCTTTTTCCTCTTTTAATCTATCAATTTGGCTTTTACGCTCTTCACGTATTTTATCCAAGCGCATTTTCTCTTCTAAATCTCGTAGAGCCTTGATTGCTGCCTGACGTTCTTCTTCATTTTTTGCTTTGCTTATTTTCACCTTTAAATCAGCGCGTTTTTCAGCATTCTCACGATCTTTAAAATATTTATCTTCAGCTGCCGTTTTCGCATCCAAAGAATTAATTTGATCGTCAACTGCTTTGAGACGATTATATTTTTCCTCATCGATCACTTTCAGACGTGCCATATATTCTTTATCAATGAGTTTTATTTTCTGTTCAGATGATTTTTCGAACGCTTTAAGTTCCGCTTCAAGGGACTTTTCAAGCGCTTTTTGTTGCCTATCGTAATTTTTTGAGGCTGCATCATATTCAGCGCTAAGTTTCTTCTCTAAATTCTTTTGTTGATTTTCATAACTTTTAGAAACTGCATTGTATTCAGCGTCCAGACTTTTAGCTAATTCATTCTGTCTTCGACTATGACTTTTAGAAAGTGCCTTTTCTTGATTACTAAATGAGTTTGCAAGTGCAGATTCTTGTTTAGCAAATCCTTTTTGCATCGCTGATATCTGTGCATCAGACATTTTCTCAGTATCATCCACAGCATCACGGACAGCATCCTTCATCGAATTACTTAATCCACGTGCCATTTCAACAGAACGAATACGTCCTTCTTTTAATCCGTCTAGCAAATTATCTATATTCCAAGATTTTTCCTTAGCTGCACTTTGCATGATACTTTGTACTTCTTGTGCCGTATATCCAACCCGCCTTAGTTGCGCGCCGTATTCAGCGATAATATCGAGTTGCCCTGGTGGGAATCCTATTTTTAATAGGGAATTAACCAGCCCTAACGCTTCTTCATTAGAAATTTCTAATTCACTGCCTATTTCATTTGTTTCTTGAATCAACTCTGTGAAGTCAATACCTGCATATGAATTAGAAACAACAGCTGCTCCTTTTGCTACCGCCGCATTAGATTCATCTGAAGCTTCTTTATTTAGGGCCCATTGTAGACGTACGCCTTCTAAAGCCTCTTCTGCATCACTTCCATAAGCTGTAACAGTTCTGACTGCATCTTCCACAGTTCTTTTCGAGGATTCTGGAACATCAAAGGTAATATCGATTTTTGTCTTTAATTCATCCATATTTAGAGCCTGTTCGACCACTTCTTTAAGTCCTAGACCAGCGCCTATTCCAGCTACTACATTTTCTAACTCGACGCCTAATCCTTTAACACTTTCACCAGCTTCCTCTGCTTCTTGGGAAAGTTGGTTTAAGTCGTTTCTAATGTTTTGAATGGAATTACCATTATCAATAGAACGAAGCGCCTGCTGTAACTTTCCAATATCAGCTTCAGCTCCTAACGCTTCCCTTCCAATTATCTCAATGGCTTGATCTAGTTGCCTACTTGATGCCGTACCATTTTTAATTGCATTCACAAGACGATTCCCTAATGCATCCGCAAAATCATCAACACTTTTCCCTGTGGCGCTAAATAAAGTCTCTAATTGTCTTGTTGAACTCGCTGCTTTTTCTTGCTCAGCCTTTAATCCTGCAAGACTGTTTTTGAATCCATTAAGTTGCCCTTCTGTAAATTCAATTTCACGCCTAAACGCTCGATATTGCTCTTCGTTAATCGCGCCACTTTCAAATTGTGCTTGAACTTGTTGTTGAGCCGATTTTAAACTGTCTAACTTTTTTGTCGTATTCTCAATTTGTTGAGTAAGCAATTGTTGCTTTTGGGCTAAAGCTTCCACATTGCCCGGGTTGAATTTTAAAAGTCGTTCAACATCTTTTAATTCTTTAGTTACAGACTCAGTTTGTTTATTAACATCCTTTAAAGCATTTTGTAATGGTTGAGTATTCCCGCCGATTTCTATCGTTATTCCTTTAATTCTTCCTGCCATGTTATCACCTCGCTTGCTTAGAAATTGTTAAAGTCATCTTGTGTAGCTGTTCTTGTATTTTCTTGTTCTTTTTTCGGATTTCGTAATTCAACATACTCATCGATATAATCTAAGCAATCACCTATTGTCATATCTTCTAAATCTTCTTTTGAGAGTTTGCATGAATAACAAAGAGCAAGGAATGTATCAACGGAAAAACTACCCTTCCCATCGTTACGCCCTTGCCCTTGTTCATCTTCAGTTATTTTTTTTTTGACTGAACAGTACTTTTAATTAAGTCCTGAATTTCAGTGATAATTTCAGCAATCGGAAATTCTCCGAATGTATCAAGCCAAGTTAATGGATCTGGGACTTCTTTATTTGCTGTTTTCGCAAATGCCCATACTAAGTTATAAATAACTTCAAAATCTAATTTACTTAAATCAACTTGTGAAAGGTCAATATTACTTTGGTCACCATCAGCTGAAATATATGAAGAAAGTACGCCTAAACCAAGAATATCCGCAAACATATCACGTCTGAATTGTGACTTATAGCGAATAGCTGTACCGGCTGTACTTTTTAAAAGCACATCTTTCTCATCAATTGTTATTGTTTTCTCCATCTAATTACGCCCCCGCAACTTTTTCATAAACTTTTGTATACCATGCATCATAAATACCAGCTGGAGTATCAACAGTTGTTGAAACTTTAACTTTTTGATTTTCTGGATGCTGTGCTGCAACGAATTTCAATTCAGTTGTATTCGGTTCTGTTTTGTCACTCTTTGTTGAAGAACCTGCGCCAGGTCGTGATACAGATACGTTGTAAAGTAAATGTCGAGTCGCTTTCACATCACCATCAAATTCGAACATTAGAGCAATTTTCTTAATTTTTGCATTTGAAACCTCAGTAATAACTTTGTCGGTTTCATCTAAAATTTCTCCTAACACTTCAGTTCGGAACGCTTCAGTAACTTTAGCGATATTTAATGTACCTTCATATCCTTGGTTACTTGATTCAGTGTAATAATTACTGTCGTCCGCATAAAAATCTGATTGTTCACCTTTTGGTTCCAATTTCATTTCAACAGCACCTGGTAATTTAGCTGGCGTTCCGTATGTGATTTTTCCTGTTTCATCTTCAGTGATAACGCTGTAACGTACTCCCTTTAAACCAAAAGTAACTTTATTCTCTGCCATTTATATCAACCTCGTTTCATATATTTTTTGAAATAGTTTCTCAGATTCAATAAAAATCCCATACGAGTCATAAGGTATTTCATGATCGTCTAGAACCTTTTCCAGCTTGGCTTCTGCAACCAAGTCCTTTTTTGTGGTATAAAGTTCGATATTTACATCATTTATCTTGTGATAGACCTTGTTATCAGCCATTAAATTTGCTGAACCATCCGCAAGAAAACAAATATAAGGCGGCTCCGGAACTGGATTACCAGGTGTTGCTGTGAAATGCGAATAAGCCACAGGATAACCTGTAGCTTCAAGGATTTTTGTTAATTCACCTAATGTCATTTTTCAATCGCCTTCTCAATTCGTTTTTCATATCCCTTAACCATCCACTCTTCAACAGGAGCAATATGAGGCGTTCCAAATACCCTGCCTCCATTTGCCATAGCATGACCATTTTCAAGTAAATGCGTTAGCCTATAATCTGTTCTATTATGGATAAATATGCTCTTACCAACCTTTTTTCTTGTCCACCCTTTTACATATCCACCTGATCGTATAAGTTTTTTACTTCTAATGTTATTTTTAATTTTTTCAACACCCTCAGCAGTCAATTCGTCTGTGATTTGTTCAACATCTTCACTAACTACTTGCGAATACCGCCTTAACTGGTTTGTGATTTCATCTGATAATCTACCAATATCAATATTAGACATCAATTTCCACCTCAAAATCATTCATATTAAACATGCTCCCTTGCGATGATAGTCAATGTTTGATACATTTCATCATCATTCATTGGCGGTTCGATAATATCAAAGATACGACCTTTCATATTGATTCGCATTTCTTCTGTAATATCAGAAGTATAAGGAGTCACAAAACGATAAATCCGTGTAGCTTGCGAAGCTGAAGCTTCAATGTACTCAGAACCTTTCACCGTTTTTATCATTGACCAGGCTTTCTTTAATTCTTGCCATGATGTTTCGATTACTTGGTTTAATTCATCTTTTATTACTACAGGTTGCTCAATGCTAATACGATTTCTAAAATCACCTGTATTTAGTGGTTTTTTATACTGGAAAGGACGCATATTACTCACCGTCCATTTTAATTTCTTCTAATGCTTTATCAATACCTAAACTATTAATCTGACTTAAAAAATTCTTGTCAAAATACTCTAATGCATCGTTATAAACATAACGAGAGCGTTCAAAGACTAATTCTTTGAACTCCTCGTCTTTATTTAAATCATAATTCCCACAAACCCTAAGTAGTGCCTTGTTAGACGTAGAAAGGATGCGTTTTAGGTTATCATCTTCCTCATCACCTAAATGCATCCTCTCTTTAAATTCTTGCAATATTTCATTTGGAATTACTGTTTCCATTCACATCATTCCTTATTTAGTCGCTGCTGGTGCGTCTTCCAGTTTCAATGTGTAAACTTGAGATGTATATTTATCTTTTGGCTTACCTGTCGCATATTGTTTCGCAATATAAACTGTCGCATCTTCTAAAGCTAATGTTTCCTCATACTTCTTGATTGGCTCTGTTCCGCCCATTGCTGCAACATATTGACCTTTTACAAAAAATAGTACTTTACCTTGTGGTACAAACACTGACTCTGTAAGGATTGGATTAAATGGCAGGCTAGTTACATATACGCCAGCTGCATTTTGAATGGTCGCGTTTGCTTGAATATCAAACGTATCAAAAGGATTTGTTACCATAACTACTTTTCCAGCAATATTTTTTGGTCGATCTGCATCTGAACCATCAGCGTTTAATTTTTTAGCTAGTAATTTTACTACGCCTTTTAATTCATTAATTGTTTTACGGCCTGGTTCAAACGTTAAAATGCCTACCGGCTTTTTATCTGGATATACGCCATCCACAACGCTACCACTTGGATCTTTTAATAACCCAATAGGTTCATTTTTACCTGTACCAGCTACAAATCCACGTTCTAAACCTACTTTCATGGCTTCTGTAATCATTGTACGAACATAACGTTCTACCCATACAGGTCCAAGCTTCAACATATCATTTGCTAATGGAATAAATGCCGTTAATTTAAGTTGAGAGATGCTATCTTTACGGAATGTAGCATTTAATTGCCCTTTAATCCCATCAAATAACGGCCCCCATACCGCTGCGCCTTCTGGATCTCCGTAAATAAATTCTGTTACAGCCCCTAAATTCTCTAAACCAATATGTTGTAAGAAAGGATGATCTTCAACTAAATCATCAAAGATTCGTTCCTGAGTCGTTTTTGGCAATGTTTCAGTGGACTTAAAGCCACCTTCCTCCACAACTGCATTAAAGAATTTCATTTCTTCACTTGTTAATACATTTGCACCGCGAGATTGCATAATAGAGCGATCTACCATTGATTCATTTACTTGATTTAAAATATCAGCTCGTACATCTGTAGCAAGTGCTTCAATCATGGAGTTTAAAGCTACTGATTGTTCTTCTGCTGTACCTTCCTGTGTTGCTTTTGCAAATGCTAGTTTCTTCTCTTCGAAATTATTAAATTTAATCACCATATTTTATTTTCCTCCTAAATTTAAAAAGAGCGTACTCAAATTCTGTTTTGTATTAACAGGTTCTTGAATAGGCTCTTTTGGATTTTTATTTGTTTGTAAATCGTTCAGAATTTCGTTTTTTAGGCCTAATAGTGCAGCGTTTAAATCTTCTTTTGTAATCCCTTGGCCTTTGTTCATTGTTCCATTTCTAAAACCATCAATTACCTTCTGTGGAAGCATGGTAGCAGTAGAAGCTGAAGCAGTCATTTTAACTGGATTCTCCATAAACATAATTTCATCCACAAAATTATTTTCTAATGCTTGTTGTGGTCCCATCCAAGTTTCTTCAGCCATCATAGTAAGCAATTCTTCTTCTGTTTTACCGCTTTTAATGACATAGGCATTTACAAGTGTACGATCTGTTATTTTTAATCTCTCAGCTGCCTTTGTCATATCACGATGGTCTCCACCATTCCACATTGAAGCGTTATGAATCATGATTTGTGCTGTAGGCGAAATGCGAACTTTATCGCCCGCCATAGCAATAATAGAAGCTGCACTTGCTGCTAATCCTACAATTTGAATTTCCACTTGCCCTTGATAATTTTTTAATGTTGTGTAAATTTCTGAACCTTCATCTACATAACCACCAGGACTATTAATTGAAACAATTAAATCTTCGCCACTTGCATTATCAAGTGCTTTTGAAATCTTACCTGGACTTGTAGCATCCATTTCGAACAAATCATAAATCCAAGCTTCATCATTTGAAATAATTGGTCCTTTAACGTCAATTTTCACCGTCATTTGTATTCTCACCTCCTTCAGATTGAGTTAATCTTGTATAGTTCTTCGTAATATGATGGATATTTAGATTTGGATCATCCGACTCTTCATAATCTACTTCTGAACGAATTTCATTTCCTGTAAATGCACTTGAAGAAATGAGTTTATCAATACTTGTCGCAAGATCAAATATACTTTGATAAGAAACAGCCTTAACCTCAATTTTTCGTCCTAAAAGATATTCACTCATTTCAAAGAATTTAACGTTCGCTTCATCAGATAGCTTTTTTAATAATGGTCGTACTGTGAAAAGCATATAATTTTTCGTTTGCTTTTCTACATCAGCCATTTCTCCATATATCAGAGCTATAGGAATACCAATTGCCATAGCTACTTGATTCAAGAAACCATTTGTTACTTTATTGATTTCTTCCACACTTGGACCATTTGCAACACCATTGTATATCTCGTTATAATTAATACCTTTTTGCTGTGGAACAATAGCTATATCTTTCGAACCGATTGACTTATACATATTGTCTATAAACTCTTGTAACTTTGCTATTTGTTCCTCAGTTTTAGCACCAATCATATCCATATCAACCGTGCCACGAACTTGATTCTTACGTTTCTGTGAGTTTAATATCCTACCAAATAAATCACCGTAATCTGCAAATAATCCATCAATAAGTGGAGATAATTTATCATTTCGATACTTCAAATGAATAACTTCGCTTTGCTTAAAACTTCTCTTAAACGTATAATCTTTTACCCTTACATCAGTAAAAGTATCTTCAAACACAGCATACTCATTATGTTGAAATCCATCTGCAATAAGTAAATCACCATCATCTGCTTGTATGACTAAACACTCATTATCATAAATAAGTTTACGAACAAACCTTTCCCAAAAGGTACTTGCGGTCATATTCTTGTTTGGTCTTACGTTTAATCGATAATACAGCTCATTCTTCTTAAATTCTTTACCATTTCTTACTCTAAATTCAGATTGACTAATCGTCCTTCCTAAAAATGAGACACATGTATCAATTGCCAAACGTTTCATATGAAGCCTGTTTGCTGTATCGGTTAATGCATCCAGATCCAACATAAATTCTAGTTCTTTATTTCTTCTAAACACAGAACCTAACCATCCAATGATTATCATCCCCTTTATTAGAATTTAATGTTGCCTATAACAAAGTCAGTTGCTTCTTGTATCTCATCCGCCCGATAAAGAGCATGAACAAAACTTTGGAATCCGTCAGTTTTTCTTCGCACCGGTTCTTTCTTTTCATATATTTTGTTTCCGTCACTCTTAATCACAACCAATACATTCTGTGTATACCAACGCATAAGAGGATTATCACCGAAAACAATCTGCTCATTTGCAAATGCCATTTCAATCCGTGGCGCTAATAAACTATGAATTGCTTTTGGGTTTCGTATAACTTCGATTTCAAACCCTTCTGCTACTAATAAAGGTCTTATCGCTTCCATTCGGAAGTTATCAGCTATAATTTTTTTAACGCCATATTTTTCACGCATTTTTACAAACCAATCAACAATGTGTTGAGGATTGATAGTTGGCTCGTCCACAACAGTTAGCAAGCCTTGTTCTTCCCATTCTTTTATTGGCGCAAACTTCTGTTTTTTGAACTCTCCTGCTTTTTTTGAATATCCATAATAGATATCAACAAATTCTTTTCGTACAAAGGAATGAGTTTTAAAAATATAGTCTCCAGTTTGCCTAAATAAAAGACCACATGCCGCGAAATCTCGAATGCTTGCAAAGTCTAATGATCCAATGCATTCTTGTCCGTCTAAATCTGGAAGCGGTCGATCTGTAGCAAGAATTTCTGACCATTTAGCAACAGATCGTTCTAGATTTGTAACCGGTAGGTTCATACGCTTTGTCATAAATTCTTCTCGGTTACTTGGATCATCCTCTAAATCTTCATATTCTTCCTTTATCGTTTCAAGCAACCCTTCAGCATACTCACTTAAAGGCTTAGATAACATGGGATTCGCAAGCTCCCAATTATCAAGATCATCTACTTCAGTTTCGTCATTCAATTTACAAATAAAAGGAAAGACAGCATTCGGACGTGCTTCGCCGTTTAATACCTTCATTGCCTTTTCTTTTTGCTTATCTAAGAAACCGTCACGAACATATCCATCTGTACCAATGTAAAATTCACGGGGGTTTTTCTTTTTCCCTAAGCCACTGATATGGACACGAACATCTTTATTACTTTCATATTGATGTATTTCATCAAATACAACTGCACCATCACGCAAGCCGTCTTTTGTATCCCCGTTTGAAGTCCTAAACTTTAGTATACTTTCAGTAGCCTTTGAAACAGTTTGAGTTAACGTGGTTTTAAAAGCTCTCTGTAAAACTTCATTTTTCTTTACACATTTATGAACTTCGTCAGGACTTGTTTTCGCTTGTTCCTCACTATTCGCAACAACAGAAATGTTATACTCCGGGATGCCGTGCAATTCGCTAATTAAAAAGTGAATAATTACAGATATTAGACCATTTTTACCGCCACCACGTCCTAACATCCACAAGAATTTACGATAAAATACACGTCCGTTTTTCTTATAAAACAAAAAAACGAATGCTATTAAGAATTTTTGAAATGGCTGCAACGGAAAATACCACTTCTCACCAAAGTTGATACAATCCTGAATCATTTCATCATCAAAATACAAATCGTCTCTGTTTAAAACGTATTTTTCTAGATAATTAATTAACAGTTCTCTTTCTTTGTTGAACTTTATTTTTCCACTTCGATAAAGTTCAATGTATTCTTCTACATACTTTTGCCTAATCATGTTAAATCACTTTTACTGTAACCAGCCTTAGGAATATTCGGTTTACAAACAAACTTTATATCTCTTCCTAAAGCAATTAAAGAACTGTTAATTTTATTTCTTTCACTTATAAGAGGATGGGCCTTAACAAAAACTTGAGATCCGTTTTTGACTGTAACGGACTCACCTTCTTTATTGATAGTCCTGTTTATTTTTCTAAATGCTTTAACTAGATCAATGTATCGCTCTACTTTTTCAACCTCGACTAAATCTTCAATATCAATACTATTCATTAGCTGTTCCTTCAACTTTGTAATACTGACAGCCATCTACCCACCCCCCTTACGTGCGTAAAATCGAAAAAAACCTGACAGTTAACCCCCTCCTCCGGTGCCCCTAAGACGATAAAAAGGCGAAAATAAATGAGGGGGGGTATCAGTTTAAGATTACTAATTGAAGTTTTACCTTCGACAGTATATCTTGGTAATTATTTTTATATTTAATTGAACAAGCGATATTCTTTGTTATATTATATTTTTCCACAACCTCATACATCTTCATGTGTTTAACCCAGAAATCATAATATATATTGATAACCGTACGACTATCTAACCTTGACCTTAATCCACTCTCGATAGCGTGCCTAACATTCTCTTTAGTTGTTACCCATTCTAAATTCTCCACATGGTTATTAAGTTTGTTTCCGTCCTTATGATTTATCTCAGGTTTATTTTCTGGATTGGAAATAAAATAAAGCCCTACCAATCGGTGGACTTTGTAATGTCTTTTATTTAGTTTAATCCTCATGTATTTCCCGTCATGTAATTCTGGTTTTAATATCCTTTTAGTTCTTCGGTTTCTAATCCTACCATGATTAGATATCTCATAATTATGTCCTTCAATTCGCTTCCATGATTCCAAGATACTCACCACCTCTCATCGTCTTGCCATTTGTTTACCTTCTTAACAAACACTCTTCCATGTTCTTTGTTATGGCAATCCACACATACTGTTTCTAAATTATCTATTTCTAATGCAAGTTCTGGATGATGTTCTAATTCTTTTATATGATGGACAACGAGTTGAATCTTCTTACGTTTTGCACTCTCACTGTATTCATTGGTGTCAGTTTGAACTCGACCGTTGCGCTTACACGCTTGGCACTCATAGTTGTCACGCTTCTTTACTTGCTCACGCATACTCTTCCACTCACCACTATCATAAAACTTTCGCTTCTGTTGTTTGGTTTTGTATTCTTTCATAGTTACTTCTCGATCGCTTTCTTCTTATGAAACATACCAGCAATCTTCATTGTTACTAATGCTGGCCACACTGGTGTGAAGATACAAATAAGAAATAACATTACCGTAATTGTAATCATCTCTTGACTTGAATCACCTTCCTCTTCTCTTAACATTTCACATACAGTTGCTTGCATTCCAAAAGAAATATAGATCATTCCTACAATAAGGTAAGCCAAGAGCCATAGCATTCTATCATTCTCCTTCCTTAATCTTTCCACGGAATTGAATATCAAGACATTTTTCACAATAGAAACTTCCTAATACATTAATAGACACTTGTCTGTTATCGGATTGTAACTGTGCTGTTTTACTATCCATCAATCGGTATTTATGTTCGCATTCCTTATGTTGATTGATGCGTTCATACTTTCTTGACTTCCAAACATCTACAAAAGCACCATTACATTTCGGACAAACAGTTACTTCTTGATATTCTTCTTTAGATGGATGGTAAACTCTATCCATATGATCACATACTAAACATATAGCCTTATTAAAATACTTTTTAGTTTCATTCACCTTACTCACTCCTTATCTCTAGAAAATGCAACACGTTTGCGCTTATCTTTCCCTAATCCAAAGAAACATCTTCTAAATCCGTCCAATACTCATTACCCACATTGTCACTCACTCGAACAGAAACACCTTCTCGAGACTCTTTCGCATCAACAATCTCCACGTTGCGAGTAATCTGTCCTGTTTGACCAATTAGATCATGTCTTGTTTCTGACATGTATTCTCTCATCTCTTCTCCTCCTTATCTTTCCTTAACAACAAACAAGACGCCACCCAGATTACGGCAGCGCCTACGATAATTGCTATTGGTTTAATCAAAAATGTCTCGTTCGAACGTCGTGTGTAGTTTTATAAGTTTGACCAGCTATTGTTCTACCATCTAACTCAATATTAATAACTCCTGACTCAATTAATCCACTCTTACCAGTAAACCTATCCATAACCTCCTCCAACTTCTTCAATGCAGCCACACATTCATTAGCAGCCTCAGTTACTTCCTTCATTTGTTTTAATGCTTCGGTTGTATCGACATTCAATTCAATTGTCAAACCTTTGATTTTATCCTTTTTAACTTGTTTTTCCGTCGAATCAAATGTTTTTATCCATGTTGGTCCACCACAATTGGTACAAGACACTCCGTCAAGATTATTACCAACAATCACCGTCTTACATTGCTTATTCATGCATTCAGCTTTCATTTTAAATCTCATCCTTCATCCTCCTTCAACATAAAAAGTAGCTATTCAGCTACTTAATCAATCACAACTTGACGAACTATCAAATGAACTTCCTGAATCATACGATGAATGCGATGAACATGAAGTTAAATGACTACTATCATAGCCACCATAATCTGAACTAGAGCTTATTACACTTGCTGTCGTCGTGTGAATTAACAAATCATTATTTGTACTTTCAATATTCCTTTTTATATCGCTTTGAGCAACTACCTTCTTCTGTTTCTTTCTTTTGAAAAAGAACATATTCTTTCGCCTCCTTAAAAATAAAAAAGCACCCGTTATGGATGCTTTCCCTTCAATCTTTCATTATTTGTTTCCACTCTAAATACGGAAGGAACATTCTTTTGTCTTCTTATGCTAAATTCTTCAATTGTTGCTATATGCTGAGGATTTAAATTAAATTGCATCTTACTCCCTGTTTCTATGTCTATTTGTGGAACAAGAATAAACTTATTGTAAATCTCCCCATGCTTATTTGTAAGTTCCTTCTCAATTAAAATACTAGGGTGAATTGGTACAATATATTCATTCCCATTGGATAAAATAAGTTTAGAATAGCCACTCATCCTAATTACCACCCTTACCTCATAAAATGAATGCCCTAATACTGTATACTTATTTTTACCATTTATATTAATTTACTTGCACTTTTAACACATACTATTTCTAAAGGAAGTGCTTTATGAAAATTGCACGCTGGTTGTTATTTCTTTTCATTTTTCTCATACTGCTAGTTGTTTGGTTTGCTTCTTGATACAAAAAAGAGCATCTCAAATGCTCTTTTTTTGTCAACGGTATCACTCAATCAAGACCATCTGCTGGTTTCGGATTTTATGTGCCGTCATTATGAAACCGTTTAAACAACATATATTATAAAGAAATTTTATGAGTTGTGTTTTCCGCCACTTCCCACAATACAAATATAACACGATAATTCCAAAACAATCGGCACATTTCCTGCCAAAAAGCGGTCACGACTCTGCCAACTTTTTCACAGCTCAAATTTTTCCACTGCATCTGTTAGCTCAACTGCCACTCCTAATAAACTTGTTTTCGTTTCTGTTTCTGCTTCTTTCTTTTTAATAAGCCACTCTGGATAATTTAATTCTTCTAGAAGGCTTCTAAAATACCTTGGATTTACTTGTAAGATATCAGGATTTTTCCCGTTAAACCTTCGATATTTAATTAGTGCTTCTAATAATTCTTCATTTAACATGAATTAGATTTCCTCCCCTTATGTTCTACATTTATTTGTATTCATTATTTCATTTTATGATTCCAGCAAATGAATTACCCATATGTTTAATTGTGTGTCATTCACCAAAACGCTACATCCCTTGTTATCACTGTTTTGATAAGACTTCCTTTTCTCAATTACACAGTACGAAATTTATGGGTAATTAGTAAAAATATAAAAAGAAAAAAGCAATGATTAGATTTTAAATCTGCTCATTGCTTTATCCATTGCATCTTGGTTTACACCTATATAGCGTAACGTGACCTTCTCTGACGAATGATTGAATATCTCCATAAGTAACGCTATATTTTTCGTTTGCATGTACATGTGATACCCGTACGTCTTTCTCAACGTATGTGTTCCTATTTCATCTAATCCGAACTCTGCCGCTGTACTTTTTAATATTTTATATGCCATACTACGACCAATCGGACGATTTTTCCCTTTCCTACTCTTTAATAAATATTCTTCGAATTCTCTTCCTTCATTGAACCATTTCAGCTCTCTTTTTAAAGATGATGTAATTTGAATACGTTTTTGCTTCCCTGTCTTCATTTCACGCATTGAGATGTGACTTCCTTGTACATCTCCTACCTTCAGTTTTAGAATGTCGCTTATGCGTAACCCTGTATTAATTCCCATTACAAACAAAATATAGTTACGTGCATTCTTTTCTTTTAAATATTCTTTGATTTGTTGTATTTGCTCTGGATCACGTATGGGCTGGACAAAATTCATGATTCATTCCCTCCAGTTTCTTCAGTTTCATAAACTTCTAGTCTAAGAGCAAAAGCCAGTTTATAAAACGCTCTAGCTTTCACACGTCGATACGTACGTTCACTCATGCCAATTTCGTTATACACCATATAGTCGCATACATCTTCGTCTTCTAAATATCGTTTAACTATAATGTCCCTCTGATTTTTCCCAGCTGTACTGTTTCCGAATCGACTTAATGCTTGTTCAACTCGAAATGCCATTTTCTCTAACCATTCTTCACGTTTGCTTTGTTGGATATTGGAGATTGCTACATCCTCTAACGGCTTGCCAACTGCATGTGTAGGTCCATGTTCTCTCTTTTCATAAGAAGGAGTAACTTTCATTTCCTTACGCATCATTCCAAATTGCTTATATATACGTACACTTTCAAGAATACTCTCTAATTTCTCTTGTGTTGCTGCTCTATCGATTTTTGGTAAGAAAGATAATTGCTTAGTCATTCCAGACCGCTCCTTTTATTTTTTAATTACTTTTTGTCTTAACGCTCCACGTCTACGCTCATAACAAGGTCTATGCATCCCCATTAAATCCTCAATTTCACCAGTGCTAGAATTCTCTTTGGTTTGTTTAGTTTGTTTTCCCATTCACGTAATTGATCTCTTAGTGCTTTCATTTTCTCCATCCCCTTACAAAATAAGAAAGAGGACACCATTTCTTAAAACAGCTTGATTGCTGTTTCAATGAATTGGTGTCCTCTAGTTTTCTAGCCGGACTGTATTCCATTCCTCTACTCAAACCATGTACGATAGCCTTATTACTTTTCCTTCAATTAATTATATATTATGCTTTAACCTCCTCCATTTCTTTATTTTCCTCCTCTTGTATTACTTTCAATGTACTTAACATTAATTTGTAAAATATATAGTTATTTGTATAGTCTATTTCTTTATAACTTTGCTTCATTTGAGTTACTACAGAAGTATCTTTATGATACTTTTCTATATACAAAATGCTTTTTGACACCCAAACTCCAAAATTAACTGAATCAAAGTATACTCTACCTTTGGATTGCTTTACTTCAGACTCTAATGTTTCCCCTAATTTTATTAAATGATACAGCATATACTGTCTCCCTCCTTCTAGTTCATGTATCAATTCGACAGTAAATTTGCGCATCCTACCAATTCTGATAAAATATTTTTCGCTATGAAATTACAAAATATTTTATCAGAATTGGTAGGATTATTTTGTTGTGTTTTAAATACTTTCATTGTCACTCCTGCGACGACGTTTTCATATGTTATTGTATGGCTACTTCCTTTCAGGAGCGAGCTTATTCATTTTATTCCTTAAAAACCTTCCTGAAATTCCATGCAAAATACACTCCTGGAAAGAGCACTGTTCGAAGGTGCTCTTTTTATTTCTTTGCAAATCTGAATATCCTTTCATACATAGCACATACTATACATGGGCGATAAGCCGGAACTCAAATAATCCTCCCTTGTATTTCTTCACTTCTTTTTAATAGCAGTTAGCTCTTTGCTAACCGCTTTTTTTAGTACAAGCACCCATTTATCAACAGATGAATACACTATTTCGAACCTTACTTTTCGACTCATTTAATTGTTCATGACTCACAAACATAACATAATAAATGACGTCATCTTATAAAATGAGCACTCTGGCACAAGTGCTCATTTTATTTTGTTAATTTTCTGCCCAAATTTTTAGCCATCTAATAACATAAACATATGATAGTTATTGAATAGATACGTACAATTAATCTTCTAAAGAGCATTTCATTAAGTGCTCTTTTCTACAAAATAAAATTTTTATGTTAATCTTCTTCTAACGCTATAACAGTTAAATAATTACGAGCGTTCTTTCTAATAGCCACTCTTTTTTTATAAGATGATGATTTATAATAATATACTGTCTTGGGAAGTACCCCTAAATGTTGAGCGCACTCCTGTACAGTTCCAATACATATTAGTGATTCACCTTTATAAACGGCGTACACTTTTGGACTCACATTCCAACTCCCCTTTTTTCTAAAATGAAGGTTTTATTTCAGTCACACTTTTTAAAGACAAGTATATAGTATATTGACAATTTAAATTCTTTAAAACTCCTCTTTTAAAGATATTTACCTAGAGCATATACATTAATGCGCTCTTTTTTTATTAAATTTAAAATAACGATTTTGTTCAACATTTCTTTTTCACCCTTCACGGAAAAACGTATATATTAATGTAAGTACACATGTACTAAGCTTACAAATTGGGCATTGTGGGCTGTCATCTCATTAAAAGAGCATACATTTTGTATGTTCTTTATTCATTTCCAAATAAAGATTTTGTTTGAAATTCATTAACCTTATTGGTTCCTTTGCATACAGTATTACCACAAGGAATCCCACGGGTTACTCTGGTCAAGTTACCTTGAATTTCTTGCACACCTTAAGGGAAGAATCCGTTTATAACAAACGGGTTCTTTTATTTTTTATAAAATACGAATTTTGTTTAGTATTCTGTTGACGCAATAATACAAGGACTTGTAATGTTGTTTTGTTTTATCACCCATTCAAAAGTTCTTAAAACACATGTTTCCCCACCTCTACGGAATACAGGTTCAATTGTGGCTATCCGTTGTTCTTCATCGGGTAAGTCATCAATGCTGATATGAATTTTGTCTTGCAAACTAACCTCACCCTCAAAATATTCATTGATTTCATCATCTTCAAATCCACATTCATTTTTATAAAATTTTTTTGCCTGTTCTTCTGTTTCGGCACAAACCGTATCACAATCATTCATTGCAAAAACTTTCATCATATCTATTTCCCTCCAAAATAAGAATTTTGTTTAATTTCCATTAACCTTTTTGATTCCTTTGAATACATTATTATTGCAAGGAATTCCATAGAGTACTCTCGTCCAGTCACCTTGAATTTCTTGCAGACCTTGTGTGAAGAATCCGTTTATAACAAACGGGTTCTTTTATTTTGGGTTATAAAATAACTATTTTGTTAAGATTTAAGTACTTTATATGCTATTCCTAATGCATCACCCATTGCGTAGCATTCTGGGATTTTGTAAAGGTACTTATCATACAATTCTTTATCTGCAAAGTAGATGGACCTCATAATCTCATGACTCCCACATAAGAAGCTGCCTTGTAATTTAGAGCAGTAATCTTTATATGCTTCCGGATGATGAAACCCTAATAACTCCCAAACTTTTGTAATATGCCTTCTATGTTTACTCGCTGAATACGTTTCAATAATCATCATTGCAAAGGCACGGTTATTCTTTGCTACCTCAAAAATATCTTTCTTAAATTCTTTTCTTACTTGTCTATGCTTTCTTTTGACAGCCCTGCGCGATCTGCTTACTACTTCCATTTTCATTCCCCTTTTCGATTAAAATAACGCTTTTGTTTAGTTTTCCTCATCATGCATATAATCTAAATAACACTCATCTTTTTCCTCAGCGTCCATTACCATCTGGAAGCACCCTTTTGATTGTTTCTTTTCTACCACGTCAGCGTGCTGCTCTTGACACTCTTTGCAAATCCTGGCATAGATCATTCATCTTCCCTCCTTTTCTCTCAAATAACACTTTTAATAAAAATTTGTTGAAACAACAACTGTCGGCTCTACAGATACTTTTATTAACTTTCTATAGTATCTTTCTCCATTGATTTCAATCGATGTTTTTCTTGCTCCCTTATATAGCGTGTCTAAACGCTTAAAATCACTTTCAGAAATTAACTTCCAAACAAACACATCATCCATCGATTCTTCAACATTTCTAGTATCATAACGCTCCCATTGCCAAAACATTTCCGATAGCCAATCATCTAGGTCAGAATGCGTTGTAAAAATGTATACTTCATCACCGCAGTCGTCTTCTCTGAATACAAAATAGTACTCCGTTAATATGCTAGTGCCTTTTCCTTCTCTTTGAACGAACTCTTTAAAAGCTTCCCAATTACTTTTCAATCCGCCCCAATCTAAACTTCTCGCCATTCTATTCCCCTCCGTTTTTTCTACAAAATTCAAATTTGGTCTTACTTTAATAGATCTGAATCAACACTTTTCCCTCTGTGTTGATTTAAGATAGTCTCTAATGCAATTGCTGTTCCCTCATTCGCAATCCATTGACCACGATAGTAACCTGATAAACCTAAATCTCCAGCTTCATACGCTTTGTCTGATTCCTTTCTGTTTTCTATCGCTGATTGTTGCAATTGATTTATATATTCCTTGATTACTTCCTTCATTATCTCCAGCTCCTTTTTAAATTCCTTCAGTTTCTCACAATCGATTTCTCGAATCGTACTGAGGCATTTTTTCCAGTCCTAATTACCGGTGTTGTTACAGCCTTTTCTATATCCCACTTTCTAGTGATTACTCTTGTCATAAACGTGCTATAACCAATTCCATTGGGCTTAGCTCGTTCTAACCACACTTTTCCCAAGCCTTTTCGTTTTATAGCTGGTTTCGTAGAGGCCTCTTGATATCCCCAACCGCTATTTAATCTACTGTAAAATGTAGCTGCGTTTATGCCATTTGCCTCAGCGATTCTACGCCATTTCGTGTGCACTCCCTCAAACTTGTTATGTCTTACGCTTCCTGGCGGTGCTGTTAGTGCTTCTTCTAAATCCCATTCCGCTTCATAAATACGATAATGTAGCGTCTTTCTACTAATTCCATTAGATACAGCTCTTGCATATTCTTCATCGGTTAACCAGCGATTTAAAGCCGCCATCATTCTCCCTCCTAATCAAGTGCCAAAAATTGCGCCCTAGTACGATTCGAATAAGTTACCCTAATCTTCTGAATTCCTTTCCCATGCTCTTCTAACGCTGCATTCCAAGCTTCAGATTCACTCCTAGCATCAAAACAATCCATCTTTTGCCGTTCTTCTTTATCGTAGAAATGGACTTCAAAACTTGGATTCAAAAACTTTTCACTGGTGCTTATGGCGTTGTAGCAAAAACTCCCTATTACATCATCAATCGATAATTGCTTCATAATCGCATCTCCAGTTATTTGATTTTTTCCGTATACGTAGTTGATACGCGATCAACCTTCCCACTTTGCCACGTAATGATTTGTTCACCAAATCCTGTTGCTGGAGGATTCAGCGGAGTAACTTCACCATTTTTGACCACGTAAATTTTATTATCAGTAACATCAATTTCAACTTTCGTAGGCTTCATACGACTGAAATCCCCCTTTTCTAGTTAGCTAACTTTTTGTTGCTGTTTACGTTGTAACTCTTGTTTCATTAACTCAAATTTTATTAAGTACGCTTTCCAACGCTTATCATTTTCTTCTTGTTGTTGCTTTGCTACTTCACAGTTACAACCTTCCGTTAGAGCTACACCTGAATAAATTTCTTTACGAATAATTCCTTTATCACGACATAATACACACATGCCTATTCCTCCTTAATAGATTCTTTTTCCACTCAAACCTACTATTTTGGTATAATCTCCCTTGAAGGGAGGGAAGTTTAATGAAAGATATTGTATTTACTTTAGAGTTTGATGATGATTCCGCTAACTCACGAGCCAACAATTATTTAGAAAAAGGTTGGACCTTACTGCATGTTGGCACCAAGGTAATTGATCTCTACAATGAGCAAGCATACTACAACACCGCCTATGTTGTAGGTGCTAATCAAGAACAATATGATGCGTATAAAAAAGAATTAGAAGAAGACAAATTCGAGCTAATTTAAGACTTTTTGCAAGAATTATGAATTACACTTTTGTAAAGCTCTTCATCAGCTAGATGAAGGGCCTTATTTACCTCCACATAACTCAGCTCACTTTTTAAGCATTCTTCTTTAATTTTCATCAATAAATTTTCTGTACTTCTTTTAAGCTCTTCTCTTTTAATACTTGTCGGCATTCCATCCGTTAATTGAATTTTTTTCATTTTTATTCCTCCTTATCAGAAACAGAAATTTGCAAGCCTTTGATCTTCTGTAATCTATTTATGGATAGATTGTTTTTCTCTCTATAAAACTCTTCTTTCAATTCTTCTATTAACAACATTTTTAAACGATCATTAATAAAAACCGCTTCTCTTTCTCGGAACATAAGATATTTTTCTGCTTCTCCATAAGTTTTACAATTATCTAAAATGACTTGTTTTAATTCCTCTTTTAACTTTTCTTTACTTTCACGAAACTTTTCGACGATATCATGAAAATGTTGTTTACCTTCATCCCTTGTTTTCATTTTTTCTTCCTCCTTCTTAGAAACCTAAATTTGCAAGTCTTTGATCCGCTGTGGTGAATTTTAAAACTTTTGAATCACCTAATAAGCGACTAACGGTTTTAGCATCATATTTATTAAAAAGTTGTTTTCCAGTAAAATTTGTTGTAGTAAATGTACTCATTCCTTGTCTAGCATTTGATACCGCATATAAAAGACGTTGGATGAAATCTGAAGCTTGTCTATTTGAATCTGTCGAACCACTTTCCGCCCCGAGATCATCTAATACTACAAAATCAGCTTGTCCAATTAATTGAACGAAATATTGAAGTGTATATTTACTGCTCTTATCATCGAAAGAATCCATAATCATTCTTGTTATCGCTTCTAATTCAACATATAAGCAACTTTTCATGAGGTGATAATTTTCTTCTCTTTGGCTGATATCCCAAAAATATTGATTTAATTCATGAAGCATGCTGTAAGCTAGGAAACTCTTTGCCGTCCCTTGATTTCCTGTAAATACAACTTTTCTAGTTTCTCCGCGCTTTAAATCCTCCAAAGTTTCTTCTACAGCTTTCTTGTGACTAATCGTTTCATTACATCCGATTCTGTAATCAGATAATCTTGAAAGAGGAATTTTCTTATTTGTAATAACACTTGCCTTTTCCAGCATGTTGAATTTCTGTAAACGGCTAATTTTCTTATAATGAGCGTTAGCTTGTTCTTCCAAAACCTTATTGTTTTGCTCAACTACACATCTTGGGCAAACAACTTGTCCTTTGTATTCAATCATTTGAACTGGCTTAATGATTTTTTGTCCGCCTATTTCATAAGAGTGATTCATACATTGATCAGAATGGTAAGTCACCTTCGATTCCAGGGATTCTGCCAGTTTTTTCATTGGTGTTGCCATTTCTATTCGCTCCTTTTTTAGGTTGCTGATTTAAATACTCTTCAAATTTATTTCCAAATAGGGTAGATGGTCTTAGATACTGATTGTATTCTTCATTTTCAATCCAATGTGAAGCTTTTATATCTATTACCTTTCTAAAATCCGCTATATTAAAACCTTGTTTAAACCTTGCTTTGATTAAATCTCTTGTTTTCTTAGTTGACGTTCGATAGGAGGTAGAACAAGTTTCGTTGAGATGGTTGATTATCTCGACAATGTATTTATTAATATCTTCTTCTAATTCTTTTTCTAATTCTTTTTCTATGTCCGTTTCATTTTTGTTACCCGAACCGTTACCTGTAACGTTACATCCATTACTTTCATTTAGTAGACTTGTTTTTTTTCTTTCGCGATGTGCTGCTACACGTTTTTTTGTATCTTCTCGAATCTTATCTAACCCTGTTAAGCTTTGATGTTTTCCCCAATTAGTAATGCTGATAAATTGATTATCATCAATCTCAATCATTCCAAATTGCTTAAATGTCTGTAAGGCAAGACGAATAATTACTGGTGACTTATTAAAAAGCGTTACAAGCATATCCTCCGTATATGGAATGTTCTCGTTTAATAAAATGTATCCATTAGCATTTGTTTTACCGGCTTGAGCCAATAGCTTAATCCAAATAATTAATAACGTATCTCCTTCTGGCATGCCTTCAATCAACCTAATTTTTTCATCTTCAAACATGTTTGTAGTTATTTTAATCCATTTAACTTCTGACACTGTATTTACCTCCCTGTACAAACTGCCACGTATGCTTGTCCACTCTTTATAATTCGTTGAATCTCATAATGTGGATAACCAACTTTGAAATACTGTTCAATCATTTTCTTTAATTCATCTTTGTTTTTTGCTAAATCCCAGAACTTATTAGGTAATAGCACTTGATATTCAATTAAATCCATGTACTATTTCCCTACTTTCAGTGATATACTTATAACATCTTATTTTTTTCAAAGGACCCACTGCCATGGGCCTTTTTATTTTGTTTCACATCACTCCAAGCCCATTGTTTTATTGGTTCATAAGTGATGTATCCTAGCCAAGCACTGCATCCGATAAACATTGCGAATATAACTAACGATGTCGTATCTTCCATTAGATCACCTCCTTTTGTGATTCAAGCCAAGCTTCTAAATCTTTTTGCAAAAAAAGTAATTTACGCCCGTCTCTAATCACTGGAAACTGTGGATGATTTGCTAATTCATACATTCGACAAACTGCTATGTTTAAATAAGCTGCCGCTTCTTTCACTCTCATTACTTTATTTGGTTGTGCTTGTTGTTGGAATGCAGCTAATGCTGCTTGTATCTCCTCCCGAACTACTTCGCGAATTGATTCTTTAATGATTTGATCTAATCCCATTTTTTCTCCCCCTCGTATTCTTTGCCTATACGTTCTATAAAGTCTTTTACAATTTAAACCGCTTCTCTATCCATTTCTGGGATAATTCCACGTTTCGTTAGTATGTCATGAATAAAGACCCTGCCTTTTTGCGTCCAACGTGTATTCATTTTTACTGATCGGCTGCCATCTGAATGAGTTACATCTACTGTTTGTGATTTTGTGTAACCTTTATTTTGATATTTTGAATAGAGTAGCCATTGTTTGTTTACTTTGTACTGTATTTTTTCATCATTTAAGATTTTGTTTAATTTTACCGCTGATAGACCATAATCAGCTGCGACTTGTGAGACTGTTACTGTATCTTGCGATTGAAGAATTTGATCTAGGTATGTAATCTTTGATGCGTTTTCTGCAATCTGTTGTGTTAACATAAGATTCTTTTGTTCAGCAACCTGTCTCGCTTGTTGTTCCTGCTTGAGTTGTGATGCAAGACCGATAATTAAGTCTGGATCTTGAAGTAGAGCATTAATTGTGTTTGGTGTCATGTATGCTCCGTGTTTTCTAATAGAAGGAAGTACTTCTTCAAACACCCATTTTTCAAACTGTTCTGCTTGTGGAAGTTTTGATTTGACGATTAAGCGGTATAAGTTAGGTTCGTTTATAAATTTCTTTGTTTGTATACCGCTATTAGTAGGGACTAACGCTTCGTTCACCCCTTCAGGTTTACAATGATCTTTTATTGCTTTATGCGGGTTTGAATACCCAAGCGCTTTCGCAACATCCGTTGCTGGGAAGAATTCTTTTCCTTCTTTAATAAGAACTTCTAAGTTACCGAACATGTTATGCGAGAATTTTTCAAGTTTATTCATTTGGTTTACTCCTCTCATTTAGTAAATCTGAGGTTTACTTTAATTGTTAAAAAAAAGTTCTTTCGGATCTTCCTCAAGAGCGATTGCAATTTTCTCTGCTAAGTCTATTTTCAAAGTTCTTCTTTCATTTTCAATGTACCAGTAGTGCATTTTAGTAATTCCGACTTTATCGGCAACGTCTTGGCAAGACATCCCTTTTTCGAGTCGTTTTTGTTTTAACTGCTTCAAGTTATTTCCTCCCTTCGTTGCCTGTGACTTCATTATAAGTAAACCTAAAGTTTATTTCAAGTACTTTTTTAAAAAACTCGAATAAATTTTATCTTGTGGTAAACACTATGTTTACTTTATACTTTAGTTATCATAAACGCTTTAGATAAAGGGGACGTTAATATTGATCGGGGAAAAGATTAAAGAACTCAGGAAGAATAGTAAGATAACGCAAGAGCAATTAGGTAATGCTATTGGCGTATCTAAGATGGCTATTTCTTATTTTGAAAAGGGTAAAAAATCACCTGGGCGAGAATCATTAGAAAAGATAGCAGATTTTTTCGGAGTAACTACAGATTATTTATTAGGGAGATCGGAAGACCCTGAACTAAATGAAGATGAAGATAAAGTTGTATCTGAAGAAGGAAAGAACATAATGTCAATAATAGAAAGTCTTCCAGAGGACGAACGAAAGAAAGCTTGGGAACAATTAGAAATGTATGTGACTTATATGCAAAATAAAAAGAATGACTAATCAAAGAAGACTACCTCACATGGCAGTCTTCTTTTTTATGTATTTGGTTTTTTCTTATATGATTCATCAAGGACAATCTTCAAAATATCCTCCGCTTTTGGATTCCCCTGTTTTAATCCTAACTTTGCAGCCATTCTCACTAATTGCTCTTTCGTCATCTCTAATTCTCCCCTTACATCCTTTTTTATTATATGTGAACTTTTCAAGTGGAAAGTTTTTGTTGTTTCAGCCAAAATGTTTCCATTCCCCATAAAGCAGAAATGAGACTATCAATTTGATAGTCTCATTTCTAAAATATATATTAATTACCCGCCTCCTGGGCCCGGATCAACCATGTATAAAGTTTGTTTTTGTTCTTTAGCGCTTTGCACCTTATCTTTCTCTGTCACCTGAAGGGCCGTGATAGAAAGACAAGCCACAGTAGCAATAGTTAAAATTGTTTTTACAAGCTTGTTTTTCAAGTGTTTCACCACCTTTTATGTATAATTTAATTATAACATTTCAAAGCTGTTCTGGGAAGGTGAATATAGAAAAAATCACCTGATTTAGAAAAACTTTCTACGGACATTTCTAAGTATCTTTTCCCTTCGTCCCCACCAATCGCAAGACCCATATAATACAATTGGAAACTACTAAGATAACCGTTTTCGTTTTGTAAATTTCTTAGTATTTTAATCGCTTTTTCGTTTTCGCCCAGCCTTACAAACAAAAATGCTTTCTCGGCTTCATCCAAGTCTTCAAGGTTAATGCTATGCAAATCTTTCTCATGGTATATTTTTAAAAATAAAAGCGTATTTAATACTTTTTCTCTTCTTATTTCTAACTTTCTATTTACTGGATTCCCGATGACAGCTAGTGATTTCTCCATATAATCCTTCGCTCTTTGAAAGTCAGAGAAAATAAAGCTTTCCCCAATTTTACAATACGCTACCGACCTTGTGCTGACATAACAATTTGTCTCGTCGTTTATTATTTCAAAACATAATTCACGAGCCCTTTCTACATTACCTTCGTGAAGTGCAACGAAAATTTGCATTTCTTTTACTCTTAATAAAAGTGAGTCTCTTAAGGTATGACATTTAATCTTTAAAATGTCAGGTAATAATTGCTTGATATATTCATTAACCATCTTATAATTGCCTAAGTCAAAAAAAGAATATATTGTATTTAAAACCAAAATTATTACTAGTTCATCGTCTGTATACTTTTGTTTTTTTCTCATTTTATCAATTTTCTCAAAATACATTTTAGGAGTGATTGTATTTTCACTCCTTGCGCGTAACGTTTTATATAACGGAATTAAATTAAGATTTATCCGTACAGTTTTTGAATTCCCTTTTTTCTTTTCTTTTTTCGTATTCTCATTTTTCTTTTCTTTTGCATCCTTATTGGTATTGAAACTCATTATTTGTTCAATTACCAACTTTTGAAGCTCATACTCTCCGAACATATCTAGTACTTCTAATGCTAATTTTAAGTTTTTATGCGATAAATGGGGAATTATCTTTTTTATCCATTTTCTACGAAATTCAACATCATTCGGCTTGTATAATCTTAACGTGACTACAAAATGCATGAAATCAAATTTTCCTTTTGCGCTGAAATAACCATTCACCGTAGTATGTGTTACATCAAATCGTTTAGCTAATTTCCTGTTAGTGTAACCGTTTGATTTTAATTTTTCATTCATATTAGTTAATAATTCTTGCACAATTTTGTCCTCCTCGTGGACAAAAAGACACGCAAACCCCAT